GATGGATGTTCAGTTCGTCAATAACCAATGGTTAACAAACAACTTTTACACACTGTTGTTTTAAGCATGATTCCCATGTACAGGGCATTGTTTACATATTAACATATTGAATTTATTATATTAAGCCTCAGCAAAATGTGTCAAAATGTGGCAAAAGCACTCTAAATATGTGTCAGAATATGTGTCCAAAAAAATCCCCCTCTCGGTTCGCGCCGGGATGGGGATTTTTTTGTGTCTTCAATCCGACTTCTTCGCCACGAATCGGATCTCATCCCGGTGCTCTGGCAGCCACCTGCATTTGTTCAGGCACCACCACGGCGTGATGATGAACCGACCATCGGCTTTTGCCTTTCTGTCGGGATGAGCACCCGACACGGCACAATCCAGAGAACACAGCATCAGGGCTTGAACGCGCTCACCGTGTGGGCAACGCAAGTTTTCCTCTTCTTCGGGCATGGGTAGTGGCATGGCCTTCCTCCTTTTTTCTAAAGAGTCTAGCCATGCCTATGATTTTTGCAACGGCTATGGTTCCACAGGCCACGGGCAGGCCGGATCATCCGGCCCGTTCCACGGAAAGCCCAGTTGTTCGGGCAGATCACGCAACGCTTGGCGGTACACCTTGATCTCTTCAAGCTTTTCTTGTGAGATCGGATAGTCCGGCATGACAAGGTAATCGGTTGCGGTAATGCGTCTATCACGCTC